GCCTCCTCAATGCAAGCTTTGCAGGATGTCTCTGGCAGCATAGAACTCTGGGGTAGCACACCGTGGTAGGGCATCGAGTAATAGCAGTCCTAGATTTGCTAATACTACCAGCGCGCCAAACGTTATTATCGCCACGTCTATCGTATCTACCTCGTCATGGGCCTCTGCGGGGATACCTCTCGCAACCCTAAATATAAACGCGAGGCATAATACCATCCCTATGGATAGCAGTACTACCTTCCCCTTGCCGATGATGACCTGCCGCCTGACCGCCGCTGCGTAGTACCTGCCTAGTGGCCCGTCCACGTACTTCTCCAAGACCTCGGCGGCCTCGGCAATGCTCTCGCTGTCTATCCCGACCTTATAGGTGACCTCTTGCTCCTGTGCGATAGCACAGACCGTTCCCGCCAAGACTAACAGCATCGCGACCGCAAGTTTGCGCATGGCATATTCTCCTTTATCCCATCAGATTCTCACGAGTTTGCAAGCAGCAACACTATGCCCTTTATTTCATCTTCTCTCATTGCGCTAAAGCCAGCGGCCCCAGCCATACCGCCGCATAGCACTGCTAGTAACATGCACGTCCAGATAGGATCGTTCATTCGTGGCCTCCTCTCTCAAGTCTTCACGCGGAACCGCGTACTCGTGAGCCTTTCCCTCGTTTGGCGCAGGTTGAGAGCCAAGAATAAGACTGTTGTTCGTCCATGGGCTATTCGTACCTCCCGCTAATCATGCCGGAGACATTGAAGGCAGCCGTTCCGACCCAATAGACTAGGGACAGAACCGCTATCCATGCCCGTTCTGGCTGCTCTATGAACCAATCTACCGTCCAGTAGGTCGAAAAGCCGATACAGAAAGACTGCAATGTTAAATACCACTTGCCCATCGCTACACCTCCATCTCTGATTGCCCGCACTCCGAGACCGTCGCGAAGAACGTGGCCGGCAGGTCTTCTCCCTCAGGTGTTCGCGCTATCTGCTCATCGAACAGCAATCAGTGCTAGTACGAAATACGCAGTGCTTGCAGCGATGGCGGCGACGAGGGCGAACGTAGGCCCCCATCTCAACCTCCCGTCTGCACCATCACTGCTGCTGACCGTAATGACCCAGACGATGACGAGCCAAATCAAGCCAACGATAACGTGAAACTGGTAGTCAGACATGGTGTGTGTCACCTCTTAGTCTTATGTGCTCGTGGGCTAAGAACAGTATCCCCAATTCCGCGTCTTATCAAACACCAAGATAGGATAATCGCCGCCCGCCTTTCTCTTGAGGCGGGCGTGGGTGCTTCCCTTCGGAAAGGCCACACCTCCTTTTGTGCCAAGTGGTAGTATTGCTCTACGAAATGTGCGGCCCGCCCCCAACCTGGGGAGGGAAACAAACGCGGGGAGCAGGAAGGGGGCAGGCCGCTGCCCTGGCTTGGGCACAACTCTCATCTTTGCAACGCTTCTGGGGCCTCAAGGACACTCCAAGCGTCAACCCATCTATCCCACTGCGAGGAGCCTTTGTGCTCGGAGTCCCAAGGACGCCATACGATGGTGCTGATACCAACGGCCTCCGATGCGGGCACTATCAGGTGGTGCGTAGCCTGTTCTCTCATCCCCACTAGGTGCATCACATCGCAGGCATCGGTAATATCACTCCAAGCTCGTCGGGCTATGCGCCATTGAAAGCAGCCCCGCGCATTCAACCGCGAGCCAGATACACGAACGCGGATTCCACTAAGCCAAAAGTCAAAGGGAGCTTGATACGGGCAGGCAATGAAGGGGATGTCACGCTCGCGGTATGTAGTCATTGCCAACGCCTCGGCATGAGAGAAGGTCATTCTCTGATGCCAAGTCTTCGCACGCTTTCTCTCTTGCTCCGTTATCATGTGCTTCTCTTGGAAGCACTTCTTGTGATACATAGTGCGCCTGTTGCCACCATCCACGGGCTTCCCACACCAAGGGCAGATTCGGGGATACATACTGACATCGAAGTGCTTGTTCACTATCTGGCGCACACGTTCGCGGCTAATGCCGAGGTGCCGACCTATATCTGCATAGGTAGTGCCTGCTTCAAGCGCCTTCTGGATATACTGCAACCTATCTGTGTCGCCCACTGTACGCCTCCCTAGCGGAATAGCAGTTCTCGTCGCCCGCCACATCGGGGGCAACGGCCCCTCTCAAGCACGGCCTTGCCTCCCGCTTTGACACGGGGCACGGCATCTAGCAAGCCACACTTGGCGCATTTGACTATCCTGTACTTGCTCTTTCCTGTCTTAGGGTCAAGCGCGGGCGACTTCGCGTGGGTGATGTCGTAGAGTTCCTTGGTACATTCTCCAAGGTGAATCTGGTATGTCCGCAGCTTACCGCCGAACCCGCCCTTGCTCAGTATGCCTGGCATCTCAACCCTCCTCCAGGAACGCTCGCCCACAAATGGGGCAGGTTCCCTCCTCCGTGAGTGTGACCTTACGTCCGCAGCCCGCGCACGTGACCTTGGTGCCTACGACCTGTTGGATTGCACGGAGGGTTTCCTTGCTTAGTTCCTTCTTGGACTTAGACTTCTTCTTGGACACTATCGCACCTCCTCGCTTAGGTTCGTGTGACGCATCGTACCACAAACGCCCGCACGTGTCAAGCACAACCTTATACCATCCTCAGGTTCGCAACCTCTTGAACAAGGCCTCGATGTATTCTTCCTCAGCTTTCTCAGCATCTATCACCGCACGAATTCTAGCTATTGCTTCTCTTATTTTGCGCTCGAACTCGGCTTCGTCCTTACAAGAACAGCGATGCACATAAATCGTCCCATCAGCCCCCTGACGGTCTACACGAGCGCCCATACAACAATGTACCGTCTTATTGCCATACCATTTGCGTACTGTCTTGGATAGCGCGAAAGGTATAGTTACCTCTATTACATTACCTCGATACCTCTGAATGTCTACCATGTCGGGGCCTCCTCGTAGTCGCGGATAATACCAGCCCTTGGCACAATCCACCCAAATGTGGGAGCAACGGTGAAACGCTTCATGAGCACATCCTGCGCCGCCATCTCTGGGGCATACAGCACGAACGGTCTGCGCCAATACTCCATGACAAGCCCGATGTGGGCTTCATGCTCTCTGACCGCCGCAAAATGCTTAGGGCGCAAGACTGCTATCACCCCGTCAACATCCTCCAGCATCTTGAGGTAACCTTCCCGCTTGCCATAGAGATACCAGTACTTCTCCATGTCACTGGAGTAAGGGTCTATCGTCCCCATCCCGTGCTCGTGAAGCCCCCGTACAATAGGCAACCGCCAGATGAACGCCTTCTGCTTTTCATAGGTGGCCTCAGGGTATTTCTCGCGCCACGCCTTGGGGATTATCCATGAGGGCACAAAGATGGGGCCTGCTAGGAACCACGTGAATGGTCTTTCTCTCTCTTGCATAGTATCTCGACCGAGTAGAATATACCCTTGTAGCATGGATTTCAAACCTGCCAGCCCACAAAATGTGGAACCGGTTCCACTATTGGGGATGGGAAGTAGGTTGACGGTTGCACCAGAGGTTAGTATAATGCTTGCTGGGTGTAAGCATCATGGTACACGACCTTGAGTGGCTCGACCAGGTGACAGGGCGGCACAAAACCCCACGCGTTAAGGTGGGGTTCCCGCCTGTGCTTAGGGAGTTCCTCGACAAGCTTAGGAGGGAGAAGGGTCTGACTATGGCGGGGGCAATACGTATGTGCGTCCGCCATGTGTATGCGGAACATCAGATGAGTCAATCAAGCAAGGTGCCCTCGAAGCACTTGGATTTAGACCGATTAGAGCGGCTAGGAGGCATTCCCCCTGAATCAGACGATGGTGTTAGCTGAGTTAGGTGAGGGCGAGCGTCCCGCCAACGTGCCACAGGTGGAGTGGCAAGGCAAGATGACTAGCCCCATTGCCAACTTCGTCATCGGCATGGTGGCCGCTGGGCACTCTGACGTGCAGATACAGCAGCTATGCGAGGAGTATTTCGGCGGCCCGCGTACGACCACGCCCATACGCAGGCTACGCGAGACACATGCGGCACAGATAGCCGAGAAGGTTGAGAGTCTCTCACGGGAGATAGGCCACATACCGATAGTGCATAAGGCCTACCGCCTGCGCCTCCTCAACGAGATGGCATTAGACTTGCTCGACAGGTTCAAGCTAGGGGTGATAAGCGAACCCGCCAGCGGCCTGGAGCGTCTTGGCAGGACGCTATTGAAGACACTAAGCGTAGCCCAAGCCGAGTGCGAAGGCCAAGGCGACATGTCGGCGACACAGACGAATATCTACGTGGATACGATAAACGCATTGCCGCCAGAGAAACTGGAGGAAATGGCAAGCAAGCTGGAGACGATGCGCGAGGAGATTGCGTCGCTTGGTAGTGCCAGGAATGCAATAGATGCAGAGTTCACGGAGGAGGCCGAACAATGATGCTGAAGGTAGATACAGGGCTGAGTATCTAGTTCTGGCTGCTAGTTATGGTGGTACTGGGAGTTGTTGTGCTCGCGATGGTGGTGGCTCCTGCCGATGCGTCAGACGACTGGGACGCCTTGTTGCCCGACGAATATGGCATAAGCCTGTTTGTGGTGCCTGCGGTCAACGAGGACGAGCGTGGGTTGGCGACACTAAGTTGGCAGGCATTCAGCGTTAACGATTGGGGTGCCTATGCGACAGTGCTGAGGCCATACTATCAGCCTGGGTTCGGGGCGGATGCTGGCATCACGCGACGGAAGATACGGTTCGGCGTGGGCTACGTGGACGAAGACACTTGGGGCATATATCTGAGGCGGGCATTCTAGTGGCTACAGACATAGCAAGCCACCTACGGAAGAAGCGCATGAGGGCGTCGCCTGATGCGATAGCGGAGGAGATGCGCCACATTGAGGAGGCGCAGGAGCGCATACGCATCAGGAAAGCCCAGGAAGACGTTAATGCCTTCATGGAGTACTGCTTCTTTGACGGTAGTGGCAACTTCTTCCAGCAAGGCCAGATACACAGAGAGTGGCAAGGCTTAGTTCCGCTTCAAGGCCCTTCGCGCACCTTGATAATCGCACCTAGAGGCCACGGCAAGACAGAACAGATGTCTATCGGGAGAGTGATATGGGAGATAGGGCGCAATCACGAGTTGCTGGTCAAGGTCGTCATGGGCAAAGACGAATACGCTTCTGCCCTAGTATCCTCGATAGGAGAGCACATCACAGACAACCCACGGGTGAGGAATGTCTTCCCCAGCCTCAAGCCCCACACATTCAGGTCATGGAAGACGCATCGTCTCTACGTGGAGAGAGAGTCGCACTCTAAAGACCCGACGGTAGAAGCTGGTGCCATTCTCGCGTCGGGCGTAAGCGGGCGGTCGAACCTGCTTGTCTTCGACGATGTAGTGACGCCCAAGAATGCCATATTCCAACCCGCATTGCAAACACACGTGCGGGCGCAGTACCGCGATGCTTGGCTGAACACGCTTCTTCCCGATGGTCGTATTGTCTACATCGCGACACCGTGGACAGAGAATGACCTCACCTGCACCTTAGAAAAGCAGAAGGGTTGGAATGTCTGGAAGCGCCCCGCTATCTTCAATGGCGAGGCCATCTGGCCTGAGGTATGGTCAATAGCTGCCCTTGAGAATAGGCGGCAGGAGATAGCAAACGATAGGGCATTCAATCAGCAGTATCTCCTTCAGATGTTCCTTGAGAATGAGCGCGTTTTCTCGTTCGAGGGCATAGAGAAGTGCAAGCGGCGCGACCTATATCTCGGCGAGGGCATAGACCCTACGTGGCCCCGCTACATAGGTGTTGACTTGGCGAGGACGGCGGGTGGCGGTAACTACACGGTGGTCTTCGTTATTGCTGTGGACGAGGAGGGCCGCCGACATGTAGTGGACATAATCCGGCGGCAGATGAGGGCGCTAGACGCGGCTAGTTTGATATATGAGGCCTACGAGCGCCACAAGCCCCAGTTAGTCATGGTAGAGAACAATGCTTTCCAGCAGGTCATTGTGGAGATGCTTGAGGAGATGAGCAAGTCTATCCCCGTGAGAGGTTTCTATACAGGCGCCAAGAAGCACGATTTGAATATGGGGGTGCCAGGATTAGCCGCGCAGGTAGACAATGGGGGGTGGGTTATCCCCTTCGCGGGAGACCACGAGGGTGTTACGCATAGCTGCCCCGTTTGCAGTTGGATAGAGGAAATGATAACATACCCCGTTGGTGACTACAATGATACCGTGATGGCGATGTGGCTTGCTGACGCTGCCGCTAAAGGCACGGGCGTAAGCCGCGAGGTGTTCGATGCGTGGGCGGCGTTCCCGAAGACGGCTTCTGCAAGAAAGGCGCAAGAAGAACATGAACAGGCTGACGACTTGGGCACAACGCCTCTGGAGACAGGTAGCCCGCTCTAGGAAACCCGCTACAGATACAGGTGTCACTCATAGTAGCAGGTTCCTAGATACGCTTCCGTGGCTGTCAATCTCTAACACGCGCAAGGACGAAGAGAATATCATTGACCGCATGGACAACGAGGATGGCGTAGTCTCTACTGCGCTAGACGTGATAGCTGACTGTGCGACGACCTTCATAGACCCCCAGGAAGACAGGGACTTCCTCATAGAGGGCCATTCTATGGCTGTGGAGACGTTGGGGGCAATGGTAACCCGAACGGGCTTGGCGACACAGACGTGGGACATCGTGCGGACAATGGTAAAGAAGGGCAATCACTTCCTTGAACCCGTCTTGGGCGAGGACAAAAGGATTGAACGCATCAAGCAATTCCCGCACAGCTACCAGATACATAAGAACGTTGATGCCTATGGTAACCTGAAGTCGGGCGACCCCGTTGATGCCTTCCGCCGGAAGGTACGGGGGGAAGCTCCCTACGACCAGATAGTTGACAATACGTTGGTGGCTTGTTTCTACGCTTGGCAGATAGTTCATCTGGCCTATGGCGCGTTTGAGGGCCGAACATACGCCAAGGCCATGCTCTCTAGGGAACGCAGGAACTGGCAACGCCTTCAGATGGCAGAGGACTCTGTAGCAATGGCGCGACTTATTAGGGCATACGAGACGCTTGTGCATCACGTTCCGGTGCCTAATGGTTCTACGCCACAAGAGCAGATGGCTGCGATAGACACCTATGTAGGAAGCATGAAGAGGGAGCAGTTGGGAGGCTGGGATACCAGTCATTCTGCTACGACCTTCAGCAGCCAGCCTAATCCGCCGGATGTCTACACGGACATCTTCCTGCCCAAGTTGTATGACCCGCAAGGTAGGGTAGTGGCAGATGGTCAAGTCGAAGCTATCGGCGGCAGCAATCCTCATATCACGCGGCTGGATGACCTTGATAGGAGCCTCAACCGGATATTGTGTACGCTCAAGGTGCCAGCCAAACTCTTGAACTATGACATTGGCAGGAGGACATTTGTAGGCACGGGCGACAAGGAACGCGATGAACAGTTTGGGCGCACCTTGCGTCACGTACAGCGTGCTGTAAAGATGGGCCTTAAGCGCATCTTCGACCTGGAGTTAATCCTGAACGGCATTAATCCTGCAAGCCCAGAGGGAGAGTACTCTATCGTTATGCCACCAATCGCAGTACGTGCGGAGGAGAGGGAGGCCAACATCGAACTCCAGCGAGCGCAGACCGCAAGCAACTGGCGCAACGTCAACCTCCCCGATGAGGTTATCTGGCAGAAGGTACTGCGTCTCACTCCTGAGGAGATTGCTGATGCCATGCAAAAGCAACAGGCCCAAGCTACTGCCACACCCGTGCCAGGAGGCGATAACGATGCGCCAGATTGATGAGGAGATTGTCCTGACCCGCATAGACACAATGGAGACGGGGGAACCCAACCTCTTCTTTGAAAGCGACCCTATAAGCGAGGCTTGGGCGGCCCTTGAGAGGACAGACGAGGACGCACCTCCACAGGAGTTCATAGGCATAGCGCCCTACTTGCCACGATACGAGGTAGTACTACGGCCCATAGTGGCAGCAGAGGTTGCCATGCCCGATGTCTTGCCCCTGAACGAGTTTCATGAACCGCCAAGGGCTACCCGTGAGGGTGAGCCTTCTTACCCGCTGGTGTTGCAGCCGCTTCTAACTGGCAGACGCATTCAGATACACAAGAAGGGCAACACGGTCAGGGTCTTCGACTATGTGGGTGAAGCCCTTACCGGCAAGATTGTGGTGCGGGATGTTGAGGGCAACGAGGAAACAAGGAACGCCTCCGCGTTGTTTCTCGCCCTGGCGGGCATTGACGAGGTAGATAGTGCTATCTTCGATGCCGTGCTTGCCGCTGGCATTGATGCGGTTGCAGTTACAGATGTCTTGCGTTGGGATAACATGGCCGCACACGAACTGCCCACGGTCTCGCGCATGGAGCTTCTTGATAGGATAGAATGGCCGAACAATACTGGCAGAGTGGCCCATGTTCTGGCAGAGGACGAAACTACCGAGAAGCCTTGGGAAACTAGCGTGGGCAGGCCCGCATTCGGCGGTTACTTCGAGGAGGGCTGGACAGTTGTCGAACGAGACGCCAGTTGAGCTTGGCGAACCCTATACGCTGAAAAACCTACCCGACAGGCTGAAGGGATTGCCGACTTCGGCAAAGCGGGCGTGGGTCAAGACATGGAACAACTCATACAAGCATTACCTGTCCAAGGGCAAGTCCGCTAAGGACGCCGAGAGTCTGGCCTTTGCTACCGCCAATGCGCAGTTGAAGAAGATGGGCTGGCATAGGTCTGCCAACGGCAAGTGGGTCAAGCGAGATAGCAAGAACCAAGATGACTTGCACCAACTCAGTACGGCTGCCCTCGTTGCTCTCCACAACGCTCTGCATGAAGATTGTTCGCAGGATATGGACAAGGCCGCCGATATGCACCAGACAGTTGTGCGGATGCTACAAGCGCGGGGATTGAAGCATCCTGCTTGGGATAGCCTAGACGACTCAGAGGTTGCTTGACAGCCCAGCGCATGTTTGTTACTATATCGTGTAGTGGTAGTAACCATTAGGCCTTGGGAGGCTCAGAGGATGCGACTTGAATGGCTCGCCAGTGTGAAAACGCGGGTACTGATGCTTGCATTGCTGAGGCTCTCGGCTACCCCCCCGACGAAGCCCTAGCTGATGACGTGCTGAATGCCACGGAGCAATGTCCTCATTTCCATGAACTCTCCGAGGACGAAACCTGCCCCTACGCCGACTGGCTCCGAGAATACACGGAATACACGGACAAGGAACGTGAGGCTCTGCGCAAGGCGCGGGACGCCAGGAGCCGCAGGTATGGCATTGAGGTTCTGCCCCAGGGCCATCTCACGAAACCTGGAGAGTACAAGAATATCGCGGACAATGATTTCGGCGACCCTGTGAACTGGCTTTACCCGATAGATGCCTCACACGTCAGGGCTGCCATCACTTACATGGCGAAAAACTATAAGCAGTATAAGAAGACCGCCTCGCGGAGGGTTGTCTGGAATCGCATTATAGCCGCCGCGAGGAGCAATGGCATCAAGCACAAGTACAATACAGCTAGTCCCCTCGATAGGCTCCTGAATCCATCGCTCAAGCGTTGGGCCAAGAAGAATGCAGGCATGGGCGCGGAGAGCATAGAGGCCGCCCAGGCAGCGATTAGCGAGGCTGCTACCATCGCCGATGCTATGAGGGCCGAGAGCGAAGCATTCATTGCCCTAGAAGGTACGGAGGGGATAGAGCAGGACGCTTGGCGCAAGGTACTTGAACAAGCCGACCATAGGCTACGCTCACTTGCGGAAGAGCAAGGCCTTGATGTTATCGAGGACGCGTACGCCAATGACAAGCCGCAGATTGACGAGGGCGCTACCGTGGGGGAGGGAGAAGTCCCCATCACGGGTACGTTTGCTCGCGTCAACATTCTTACTGCCAACGGTCGGGTGTATCCTCAAAGCGTGTGGGAAGCCAATGAAGACCACATCGAGGCTATGCTCATGAACGGGAAGCTAATCGGAATGGAGGGCCACCCAGGGTGGTTCTCGCCTGGGACTGACCTCGGCAAGATTAGCGTACTGTTCACCGACATCTGGCAGGACAGAGACCGGATGCGGTATAAGGCGAAGGTGCTGAATACCGCATCTGGCGAGAACCTGAAGCAGCTTATTCGGGCCGGAGTAGGCGTCGAGTGGAGCACGCGAGGGTTCGGTTCGGTGGAGAAGGAGGAGTGGGAGAACGGCGAGGAGGTAGAAGTCGTTCAGGACGACTATGTGCTGGCTGCGATAGACTCGGTGTTTGAGGGCGCAGCCCCTGACACCAGCATTCAGGTCATACAACCTGAGGAGCAGACAGCACAGACGGAACCGAACGTTCAAGAGTCGCAAAAGGAGGATACGATGGCTACTCAGAAGGGCCAAGAAGACGTTATTAAGGAGACCGTAGAGAAGGTTGTAGAGGAGAAGCCGCCACAGGCTGTTCCAGAAGATACCGCCGAACTCAAGGCTCGCCTTGAGAAGCTGGAGCAGGAAGAGGCCTTGCGTGCGCAGAGGGAAGCCCTCTCCGCCCATGTTGAGGAGAAGATTGCCGCTGAAGAGGTCGCGGCACTTCCAGCAGAACTGCGCAGCCGCTTGGAGAGTGCCCTCACGAAATGCACAAGCGTCGAGGACATTGACAAGACCTTCGAGGTGCTCTATGCGCCTATGAAGGAGGCTGCCGAGATTAAGGCGAAGGCCGGTGTTGGTATTCAGGTACACGCCGACGACGAAACCGAACTGCTTGCCTCAGAGCGCCGACCGTTGCCTGAGACTCCCGCCGAGGTAGTCAATCAACTTGTTGAGGGTCTCGTAGCCGACGGTATGAGGGATACGGGCGAGGACAATCCCACGAACCCCGTATGGTGCTTCCGTCGGATAATTGAGAACTATCAGAAGGAGCATCCATACTACATCAACGTTCTGACCCGCGAGGGCTTTGCCCGCCACCAGAGTCTCGTGGAGGCGACCACAAGTTCAGACATAGCCGTTGGCGCGCCGTACATCTTGCCGCTATTCCGCAGGACGTTCCCGAGGCTCATTGCTCAAGAACTTTGCTCCGTGCAGCCGATTGATAGGCCGGACGGCAAGGTATTCTTCCTGAATCCATTGGCCAAGCCAAGCGACAGTCGGCTTGACCAGAGTGCCAACTTCGATAGCACGTATGCTGACCACACGGAGGAGGCGGCTAAGGCGCGGGTGGGCCTCTCTATCACCGAGGCGTCTATTAGCGCCACGGAGAAGTCAATTGAAGCGAAGTGGACCTCCGTGCTCCAGCAGGACATTGCAGCGTATCACGGTCTGAATGCCGAAGAGGAGTTGCTTAACATTGCGGCTAACGAAATCGCCCGCGAGGTTAACTACACCATCCTTGAGGATATGCGAAGCAATGCCTCTGGGTCCTCGATGACCTTTGGCACCGCCATACCGTCTGGCTCGAACTACACGGGCCGAGAGTGGCGCGAAGTGCTGGCAGAGTTCATTTCCCGCGCAGGCGGGGAGATTGCCAGCAAGAAGTACCGACGCCCCAACTGGCTTGTGTGTGACCCGATTGCAGCGTCTCGTTTCTCGGCGCTTAATAACTTCGTGGCGGCTGCGCCAGACGAGCAGAATACCTTCGGTATTGATGTAACGTATGAGGGTGTTCTTTCTAACCGCTGGCGCGTGTACTCCGTCGGCTGGTTCACCACGGACACGATAATGCTTGGCTATAAGGGCCAGGACTGGAATGACACGGCCTACATCTACGCACCGTATGTTCCGGTCTATGTCTCGCCGAGCAGCTACAACACGAGCACCAACATCGCCAGCCGGTCGGTGAACACTCGGTACGCCACCTATCTTGTGGACGGCGACTTCTTCGGGCTGGTGACGATTGACTCCGGTACTGCTGGCACAGACCTAACGTAGGCTCAAACAAAGGGGAGGGTGGGCTAGAATGGCTTGCCCTCCCCGACTATGCAGAGGAGGCATAGCATGGCTAATCCCTTCGTGCCATATCGCAGAGGGGGTAGCAGCACACACAACCCGCGTGGGCAACGTCGCCCACGCGATGGGCGCGGCGGAGGTACTGGTATGCCAGGTGGTCTGAGGCGAGGACGGAACACCGGTGGCTGTTCCCAAGGCGGAGTGGGGCACGGACGTGGTGGTGGGCGAGGAGGCGGCAGAAACCGCCAGGGGTGAGACGCCGTACGGCTGTTGTTATTACACCGCAGAGAGGGGCAACCCCACACAGAAGCACGGGGTCGCCCCTCCCTTATTTGCTGGGCTATTGGCCGAGGTAGGAAATGCCTATGGCTGGCAGCAGCCAATGCCATTGCGCCTTGATGGTGCCATCTGCGTTCAGATTGTAGCAAGCAGTCACTCGCACGAGTTGGCGGTAGATAACCCCCTCCCTCGGATACCAGATGGCCCCTGTGCCTTCGGGGACGGCATAGAGGAAGGTATTCAGAACGCGGGTGGCGGTGATGCTTCCCTCCACTGCCGTGCAGGAGCATATCTGCCGCTGAAGCAGATAGCCCCTAGTGACGCTTCCCCCGGCAATGTCTACGAGGCTCTCTGCGGGTGGTGCAGACGTTGCGGGGCCGATGACTTGCCCATTGCCCGACACCCAATAGTCGTGCGAGCAAGTCCACGTCCCTGCTTGGCGCAATGTGTATTGGCTGTCTGGCAAGGCCATGTTGGGCGCTGCTGTTGCGCCGATACAGATTGCCAAGGCCAGCAGCACAACTGTAAGTCTCTTCATTGGAACTGCCTCCTTTCTTGCTAGATTGTGGGCACACCACTCAAGCCCAAGGGTCTATGTCCTCATCGTCGTCAAGGAGTTCCTCGTAGTCCACGGGTTCGTCCTTCTCACGCCGACGCGGCCTCTCATCATCCTCGTCACGTGACCGCCTGCGCGAGGGGCGTTCATCCTCGTCATAGTCTCTCCTGCGCTTCTTCTCCCAACTACGCACCTTGATGAAGTCCACCCGATAGGCGTTGACGCTATGTGCCCGCCTGCGGCCCGAATCGTCCTCCCACGTCCTCTCGCGGAGCGAACCCTGCACAATCACCTGGTCGCCCTTGGAGAGGTTCTCTAGCACCGCATCGGCCTGCTGCCTGAAGCACACGACATCAATCCACATGGGTTCGTCATCATCTTGGTCTGTGTCCACAGCGATACGGAAGGCGGCCATTGTATCGCCGCTGCGTGTCTCCACCTCCTTGGGGTCTTTGCCTAGCCTGCCCATGAGTATAACCGAGTTGACTGACATCGTATCCCTCCTAGTACACCTGCTTGCCGATGGTCTTACACTTGGGGCATTGAATGTCCCTGTCGTCTACTATATCCCAGTGGCCGTTCACCCGCTGAACGAAGACATCCCACTTGGTGCCGCAGCGGGGGCATTCATACACTAGCACGTCGTGTCCCTCGTACTGCCTGACGCCTGCGCCCATCTGCTTGCCTCCTGAAGATTGTGGAACCGGTTCCACTATTGCCTACCCCACGCATTCCTATCATACCCCGCTCAACGCGAAATCAAACCTTCATATACCTTCCGATATGCCTCCGCCACTAGCTCGACATCCCACGCTTCTGCCGTCCGTTGTGCCCGCACGTTGCGTGCTCCGGCCGCGATGGGGTCTTCTGTAACCTTCTTTACGCCCTGGGCAATCGCTTCCGCTGACCGCTCTACGATTATCCCATCATCACGGTCTGGCGACACAAGTTCGTTCAGAGCGGGCACATCGGGCACCACCACGTTCTTGCCAGCGGCCATAGCCTCCGCAATCACTAGCCCGAAGCCCTCGCGTTCCGAGGTGCTGATGACCACATCGGCCAACCTATACGCCACGAGCATAGCATGAGGCGGAACATAGGGAACCCACGTCACCCTCCCTTGGAGGGCTTTGACTCTCTCCTCGAAGTCAAAGTCAAGCTTCGGTTCGGCCTCGCGCAGGTAGAAGTCCCCTACGATAAGGAAGTGATAGCGGGGTAGAAGGTCTATCACCTCGAAGAGAAGAGCCACGTCCTTCGGCGGGTGCATACTGTTTAGCCTGCCCGACCAGAGTACTATCGGCGATAGAAAGGGTAGCCTCCACCTTGCCCGCCAGGTATTCAGAGGCAGGAAGCCGACACGTTGTGCGAGGTATTTCGTGTCCACGCCAGGGGCGATGATGGCAGTACAAATCAAACCGTTCTTGCTGATGCCATCCGCAACCGCCCGCGAGACTGCTACTACTGCAACGGGTTGTTTCAGTTCGCGCACGAGTGTTGCTTCGTCGGCGGTGGGCACATTGTGGAATGTCACGACAACGGGGATGTCCCTCCAAGGAAGCCTCGGCAGCAGCGACGCCCCGTGGCAATGCACTACGTCGGGTTCGCCCTTGCTTCCTAGCAGCCCTTCCTTGGGGAAGAAATACGTGTCGGTGGCAAAGGCCAAGGTATGCCTGTACTCTGGTAGATAGCGGGCTAGGTTGAGGATGACGCGCTCGCGCCCACCGGGTGCCCAGAAGGGAGCAATATGCTCGATTGTTAGTCCCAAGACAGCCTCCCCGTGCTTCGTCGCCTCTTGGCGACCGTGATGACCTTCCGCGCCAGTTCATTCTGCTTGTCAGCATTTCGCCTGGAGATTTGCTCCTCGTGCCTGCGATAGTAGGCCAGCACAGCGTCTACTAGCACGAACCTCGCGCCTGCTTCCTCCGCTCTCAGGGCAAAGTCCAAGTCTATCGCCGCCTCAAGCCCCTCGTCGAAGCCCCCTATCGCCCGCCACACAACCTTGCGGTATGCCCGAAACCCGAAGCTCAAGCTGCCCTCACAGAAGACACCAGGGTAATATGCGGGTCGCCTTACAAGTTGATTCCCGCCCCCGACCTTTTGGCAATGACCATACACGTAGTCTGCTTCCTCAAGGGCCTTGACCGCGAGACCGAGGGCATTGTCTGCAAGTCTGTCATCATCATCTATCTCGGCTATGATTTCTCCGCTTGCTACCATGTTACCCACATTCCGCGCCCGCGAAACACCTTGCTGCTCGGCAAGCCGTACATACGTGGCACCATAAGAGGCGGCGCACGTGCACGCCCCCTCGTGTTCGCTGGCATCATCTACTACGATGACCTCCTTGGGTTCGTAGGGTTGACGTGCCACACTCGCTAGGCACTCGTTGAGCATCTGGAGACGGTTGCGCGTTGGGATGACAATAGAGACAAGGGGGTACTCATGGAGTTGAGAGGATGATAGGACGGGTGCAGAAACTACCGTGGGAGGCGCAGGTGAGTACTCTTCAATGGGCAGACCTGCTGCTGCTGCGTCTACGTCTGCGACATCTGCACTCTCTCCAGGATAGAGCGTGCGGTTCCCCACCTTGATAGGCATCGTGTTCGTGTTGCGGACATGCACAACCCGTCCCTTGCCTATTAGCTTGAGGGTGCCCTTAGCTCGTCTTACCGTTGGCATCTGTGCCCCTCGACAGTACGCTGCCGAACTCTTGGGTTATATGTTCGCCCTCTTGCAAAGCAGTAAGCCAGTTGATGTTTCTCGTCTCAAGGTCAAAGAAGTCGGCATCATGAGCAAGGAGACTATCTACCATAGCAGCTACGCCCCGCTGGGGTTCCCATCCCAGAACTCTTCGCATCTTCGAGGAGTCCAAGTCATAGCTTCTACCCTCCGAACGCGACCAGTCACCTACCACGCGGACATCATAGCCGCGCTTGTTCAGCAACTCTGCAATCCAGAGGGCCAGACTTGCTATTGCGTAGCCCTCTCCTATAAGGCTCTCCGCACCGTGTGGCGTCCGACGGTGCGCCACATTGAAGACCTCGCCTGCTATTGGCGCATCCACTTCTAGGAAGCGCACATGCGCCTCGGCTACGTCCTGTACGTCTATTAGGGGCCGCCGTGCCTCGCCTCCAGCGTGTACGCTAATCTTGCCCTTGAGCAATGCCCACATGACCATTGTGTTCACCACAAGGTCCCAGCGCATTCTTGGCGACCAGCCGCTTACCGTCGCCTGTCTGAGAATCACAGGCTCGAAACCGTCACCTGCCAGTGGGATAAGCTCTCTCTCAGCATCCAACTTGCTTTGCGCGTAGTAACTCTGCGGCTCAAGTTCATTGTCCTCTGTAAGACCAACCTTGTGCGAAAAGCCATACACGGATGCAGAGGAGGCAAACGTAAAGCGGCGAATACCCGCATGTTTAGCTTGTCGTGCCATAGTTGCAGTAGCATGTACGTTCATCCTGCGGTTCTCTTCGGGCCAGCGTTGTGCAGTAGGGTCATTGCTCAGACCAGAAAGGCAGACGGCAGCATCCATGCCTTCGTAGTACCTTGGGTCAAGCTGGCTTATGTCAGCCCTTATTAACTCCACGGGCGGGCTTATTTCCGCCAAGGCGCGGATACCGCTGGGGAATAGGCCCTTGTCCACTACGCGGACGTGGTGCCCCCTCTCCACAAGCTGTTGGCAAAGCGGTACACCTATGTAGCCTCCACCTCCAGCCACTAGCACTTGCATAGCACGAGGCCTCCCTCGTGCCTCCCTCGCCTATTTGAACTCCGTTTGCCACATCTCGCTTGCTTGATGGAAGAAATACGGCCCAACACGTTCCTCGTCTAGTTCGCCCTTCCTATCCTTGCCCATGTAGGGTTCAGAAGCAATGCTCACTAGAAGCGTTCCGTCTACGAGTGCCTTCCAACCGTGCCAAACGCCAGGCGGCACGTCCAAGCGTGTGGGCTTTGAAGCAGCAGTAGTGATAGCGTAGACGTTGCCAGAGGGGTCGGGCGGCTCATCAAGCCCTGCGTCCACGAAGAGGAACTTGGCTGCCCCTCGTGCAATGAAAAATACGTCCCACATCTTAAAGTGTCTATGGAACCCCCTGATGGTGCCCGCTGTGAAATCCTCCACGATATACACTTGCCCAAAGTTCTCGAAGCTCGGTTCGTCACACCTAAACACCTCCACTAGCGAACCCCTATCGTCCACGAAGTGCATAGGCAGCGTTACTACGCGCACCTTACCCTCTGACATCTCTTTCTCTCCTCTCAGCGCCTTGGGGACGCCCAGCCTCTCTCTCGCAGGTACTGGGATACCTCTTCACGCCAGTCTGGTGCATCTGCTAACCGTGTGTTCAGCAAGTCGCTTTGTTTAGGCCTCAGTTCATCAGGAGAGCCAGTCCTAGCAGCAAAGTCCACCCTCTTGTGTAGCATCTCTGCCACAGCGTAACCGAGCGTGTGATGGCTACATGCGCCACCTCCAGCACAATGATAGATACCGCCATTACCCTCACGAACCCTAACGGCCACCTCGCAGATTCTCTGTGCGGCAGACTTGGCGTAGGTAGGAGAGAAGCGCGTGTCGGCATCAAGCTCTAGGTGCCTGCCTTCTCGTGCAGCCCTCGCTAGGAAGTCTATGAAGTTGCCTCCGCCCTTGCCTCTGCACCCCTTCTTACCGTAGAGGTAACTCACGCGGCAGATTGCCGCTTTCTCTCCCAATATGCTGAGGGCCGCTAGTTCTCCCGCACGCTTCGTCATACCGTAGACTGACTTGGGCCTACAAGGAGCAGTCTCGCTATAGTTGCCAAGCACCCCATCGAACACGTAGTCTGTACTCACGTAGATATACACACAGTCGCCTAAAACGTCTGTGAACTGCACAAGGGGGATTGCAGTATTGACATCCCACGCTTTCGCGGGCTGCCTCTCGCACTTCTGCAAGTCGTGTAGGGCCGCTGTGTTCACCACCACATCCGGCTGTGCATCCATGAGGGGATGGAGGCTACTTGCGTCTGCCACCTCAATGTGTGTGTGTTTGAAGCCCAGCATCTTGTGGCCAAGCTTCTTGCCTTCGAGCATCAGTTCGCTGCCAAGCTGCCCCGAACTCCCAATCACTGCGATTCGCATTTGTGGCCTCCGATTGTGGAACCGGTTCCACTTTTAGGATAGGGGTCCTGCGGCTATCGCCTTATCCCGAGGCCCCAACCCTCGCCCACCCCTTCTCGGCGGTGCCCCTTTCAACACGAGACAATAGCATGTCTACGACGTGCTGAACCGTGTAGTGCTTGAGGGCATAGTCGCGGCCAACCCTTCCAAGCTTCTTCCGTAGGTTAGGTCGAGTTATCAGCTTTGCCATGCCGTCAAGCCAGTCTTCTGCATGATATGCCAGCAAGCCCACCTTGCCATTGTTGGTAACCTCTGCATGGGACGGTGTGTCCTCCAGTATGACAGGCAGGCCCATTGCCATGAGACTGGCGCTCTTGTTGCACGACTTACTCCATGTCCAGTCTGACTGCTCTAGGGGGATAGCCGCAAAGTCGCATGAGGCCATAAGCGGGGCAACCTCATCGCGATGCCATGGGTAAAACTCGACCTCTCCTGGGAGCAACTCTCGTGCCCATTCCTCGTTCGACTTCCCTGCGCTGTTCATAGCAGGACACGAGATAATCCAAGTGAGATTGTACTTGTCCGCAAGTTCTGGCAATGCCCACCTAATAGGTGACAGCCCGAACCAGCAGAGGTTATCAGTAAAGCCATGCCAGCCGATACGAACCGACTTCTTTCTCCGGCTGTATTTGACACGCTCCTGAAGCCAGTTGGTGTCAATCGCCTCCGGCCAGTAGTAGACATGAGGGTGGAATACTCGCAAGGTCTTTTGAAGCCAGACAGAACACGTAAGCAACGCATCCGCTTCTGCAAGCAACCTGGCTCCTGTGCTGCCCGGACCCTCTCTTCGGAAGAGACTGTCGTTCACATCCAACAGCACGATGTTTGCTAGGGCCTTCGCTGCTGCCATACGCTTGAAAGTAGGCTGGCGTTGTATCAATACAAGGTCAGCAGGACTATTGTCGTAGTATGGGCGCACATCTGCATGTAGACTCTCTGGCCCGTCCTCAGACCAGAAGAAGGCTTCTATGCCACGCCTCTCTAGTTCCTCGCGCACACGTATTCCGCGCTGGCGCACCGTGGGGTTCTGTGGGTCTCCGTCACCTAGCAATCGGATGAGAATCCTCAAGCTAACAATCCTCCCAGTATGCTGTAGAAATGCTTAACATACGCAAGGTGCGTCCTTTCGCGCCAAGGGCGCAGGCCGTTGAGCATTATTCTCTCGCGTAGGCACTCGTCCTCGAATAGAGTGCTTACCCCTTCGACGATTGCTTGAGCGTCTTTCATGGGCACAAGCCAGATGTTCTCACCATGTTCAGCGTAATCCAGCCCGATAGGAGTAGCCACAACTGGCGTCCCACAGGCCATAGCCTCCCTCACCGTCCGAGGAGTTCCCTCAATGAGACTAGGTGAGACAAAGACCGTGGCGCGTGAGTATAACCGTGCAACCTCATCTTCATTGTAAGTACGCACATGTGTGACCTTACATGACATCTTAGGAGGAGGATAGCCAAGCCACGTGACTTCTAGGTCGGGGTACTTACTAGCTAGGCTGTTGATAGCTGGTATGAGATAGTCATGCCCATCGTACCAAACATGAGCGCCCTTTGTCACCACCATAATGCTGTGGTCCCAGGGTTTAGGGCTAAGGAACGCCTGGCATGGACAGAAGGTCAGCGTGTCAACTCCAGGGTTAAGTTTTCCCACGATATCCATGCCATATTTCTCAGCGAACTCCCACATGTGGTCTGCAATGATTATGTCCTTGAAGCCGTCTAGCTCAAAGCACTTTTTCCACTCCTCGTACTGGGGTTGGCCCCGCACCCACTCCGGCTCATCACTCTGCACAAGGCCTATTCTCACACGGCAGTCTATGGCCCTAGCTACGGGACGCGTGGTGACGAAGGTGCCCATCACCATATCATAATATGGGGCTTCTTGTCCTCGAAGGACGCAATTGACCCAAGGCCATTGCGACATGAAGTCGGGGCGGGCGAAGGAGACATCCACGTACCACCCCATCTTGAGAAGATAGTAAGCAATGGATTGTATTGCCTTGACGCCACCACTAAGGCCCCCATCGCCCGTGACAATGCAGCAGGTGCGTTGCTTCCCCGTAGCATTCTTCTGCGGAAGCTTTGAGGGGTCTACGTAGCCGTCCTCGTTGCTCCACAGCCAAGTGTAGCTTGCCTCATGGGAATATGCTCCCGTGGAGGGGGGCTGTGCTGGTGCAGGCATTGGCTGCTCTCCTTCGGGGAATATCACTTCCACCTTCTGGGGGTCAATCGCTCGTGTATCAATGTCGCCCTCTGCGGCAAGGCGCTCGCCTCTTGGCGGAATAGTGTATAGGCCGACGCGCTGGACGTGGGGTGTGAGGTTGCGGAGCCTAATAACCCTCCCGCCTCCCAGAACGCGGATAGTTCCTACCGACTCTACACGGCGCATGGTGGCCTCCCTGTGCTATTTGAACGCAAGACCCGTCCTTGTCCACGTGACGGTGCATAGGGCGTACGCCCCGTGGTCTGACGCAGACTTGTAATAGTACTGCGAGTAGCTTCTATAGGACGCGCCTCTTGTTATCCTGAAGTTGAAGACGCTACCCGTATCGCTCTGGAGGTTGATATGCTCTACCGTGAACGCATTGCTGGGGCTTACGCTCAAGGTGATGAAGCCTGGGATTTGGAAGATACCGTCCGCTGAGTGGTCAAGCTCGTAGTCCAGGTAGTGCAGCGATGTCACGTGCAAGTCCTCTAGTGTGCCCGTGAGCGTCAGGAGTTCGCATGGCAACACTTGGGGCGGGCTTGTTACGGAGGTGACGCTGCTTGCGTCAGAGACATATTGGCAGAACTCGAAGTTGGCCTTGTCGGTCGGGGCTGTGCCCGTCTTGTTCACTACCCATGTGCCATTCTGACAATAGTAGACGTAGCCCGGATTGGCATTGGCCTCAACGCTTACTGCTCCTCCAGCATAGCCAGTCACAAGCTTGCCGACGAGCGCGTAGCCAGAGGTCACGTCTATTGATAGACCCGTACCGATGCTTGCCACCATGCCGCTCAGGATGCCCGAACCGAAGAGTTCGTATATGACATCCTCGAAGTTATTCTCGACCGTTTGGGATTGGGCTAGAAGTGTGTCCTGATTGGTATTCAGCCTGTTCCTAAAGGGTGTGCCGCCCTCATCGCTCGGATAATCTGTCGGGTCGGTCAACGTATAGTGATTATCAAGGCCTGGCATATCTTCACGCCTCCTGGAATGTCACGCCGCCGTCATCTGAGTATGAGACGGTCTCTTCCCCGCCCTTGGAGTAGACGATGACTATACGCCCACGTTGTGTCATGACACCCGACGCTTGCCTCACATCAACCCCAGAGGCGACGGTAACCGCGTCCTCTAGGGTTGTAAGCGTATCAGTGCTGTAGGCGAAGTCCAAGGTGCCATCGCTCTTCACGCCAGCAAAGTAGACAATGGGGTTATCCTCGGCCCGCCAGAAGAAGGCAGTACTATAGCCCGATGTTATTGACACAGATGTGCTCCACGTCTCGCCAAGGTCATCGCTATGCTGCGTGTACACTATGTTATCACGGACAAAGCACAAGTGCAACCGCCCTCGTTCCGTAAAGAAGGCGCTAGGATAATCGTCGCCAGCACCCGTTGTATCTTGATGGGGGTTTGTGTAGCCAGGGTCAACCTCTGAGGCATCCTCCCAGTACTGCACCTCGGGATTGCTGTAGAGGTGATATATGCCATTCAGCAGCGTAGAATAGAAGTGTATCAGCCTAGCAGAAGCACGCGGGACTAAGAGAGAAAACCTATGCCCACCCGCTGAGGCCCCTTGCATGGTGGCATACTCGCGGACGTGTGCAAGGGCATAGGTACTATCCACGCGGTAGTTCCAGAATGTGGCCACATCGTCGCTGTATTCTGCGATGGTCTCTAGGCTTTGAGAGTGCCAATGCCCATGCCCATCGCTGCTCAGGGATTGTACCTCTGCCCACGTATCGCTACTGCCTTGCTTGCGCCGCTCCAAGGTGTCGGCGTTAGCGTGATTGCGGTCTGCTGCGCCGGTCGGGTCGCTCATCCACCCGTGGGCTTGCCCTCTCACTATCTTCTCCGCCGTGAAGTCGTAGTGTAGGCCTGCCGCTGTTGTCCATTGCCCCACCCGCACCGCTACGTCGAAGGTAGTTCCCGTCTGCCGATTTACAGGCCGCAGGTCAAAGCAATGGGGCGTCTTGAGCCAGTTGCCCTCGTCGTCCTTGAAGGCGGCCTCGGCAGCGGCGGCACTGTACGTAGTATCCCAAGCGTCTGAGCATCGCTCTATGAAGTCGAGGTAGCCTGCCAAACTCCACGCGCTCGTGAAGTCAATGCCGCTTGTAGCTCCGACCCGATAGTCGAAATGCCCTCCCGTTGGCTCCAAGGTATTCCCGTGCGAACTATCGGGCCAGGCAATCCCCTCCAGGTACTGCCCGTCCACGCAGGCGGACATGCCGCCGCGCCGGTACTGCCAGTGCTCGAACTCCTTGAGGTAGCAATGCGGCGTTGCCGGATCGCGCGGAGGGCTCGAAGAGAGGTCTCCCCTGTCAAGGCATAACTTGGGTTCGTTTATTTGCCAGTCATCACCATCCGCGAACTCAAGCCTAATTCCTGTCACGATTTGCATCGGCTCCTTGGATTGTATCTCGCCAATATCAACACAAATCTCTTGCACTCCTTCGGCGACGGGGGCATCGTAAGTAAGAGTGTAGTCTTGCCCTGCTGCATACTCGTACTCAGTTTGGCGGCTAGAATCTGTACGGTGGTTGTCCCAATACTGTCCCCTGCGAAACGTGATCGTAGTTTGCAACCTAGTGCTGCGAGGAGAGGGGGCGGCAAGATAGACGTATAGATAACGCCATCCAAGCCAGCAATAGACACTTTCAGGGTACTCTTGAATAGTTGTCCAATGATGTGTGTAATAGCTATGCCTTCGAGTTATATAGGCTTGGGGCACTGGCTCAGGCGCTGCCTGAGAAGCAACAAGAACCTGTCGCCGCTCATAGTTCGAGATGGGGACAAACCTAAATACGTTACTAGGCCCAACATAACGAAATATGGCGAACGTCACATAGGACGAGGGCTTCTCCCTGATTAAAACTATGTTGCCATCTACTCCGTGCCCAGGATTATTAGGGTCGTACAGACCCTCAGCCAGAATTATTTTGCCGCCCTCGGTGCTGTGTACAACCGCCGCGTGTCCTGCCCCTCCTACATGAATAGCCAATCCATCGCCTGGTTGTAAGTACTTGTCTTCACAAAGAGAACTATCACTTATACATTCAAACCCATCGGGCAAGCCCGAACACATCTCTAGGGCAGTGCCCTTCCACCAGTCATCAGGAAAATCAATGCCGAAGTTGGCCTCAAAAAAAAGCTGAACAAAATGGTCACATTCCAGACATGGCTCAAAGACTCCTTCATACCCATCGGCTTGGGCTACGTAGTGCGGTGTGGTTTCATAATGCGTAGTGGGCTCCCACCGTCCCCACCACTCATCGCCGCTACTTATTGGGAATACGTCTCCATAGATCCCAACATTATCGCGGTGCGCTATTGTGACAATATCAGAAACATAGGGCGAGGACGTGCGGTCGGTCGCAGAAAGCGGCCAACCGCTTATGACGATCCGCCCATCATGGTCGAAGCTAACCGTGCTCGTGTCTACGCTCATGCGCCGTATCCTTCAAGTCTGTGGCTCTGTGCGCTGGCAGCGTCTACGTAGAAAGACACATTTGGCAACAGTCGTATGTCACCTTCTTGCGGGTCATCCGAATCCCACGAGTACTTCCCCCATGTATCCACGTAAGTCGCCGCTCTCCATCCCGCCAGCGTGTCCTTCTTCGTATGCCATGCCCCATCTGAAAACTCCTCTACGCCTGTGCAGTACAGTTCTAGGGAATCCAGCAGATTGTTGTCCATGTCGGCTACACTCAGGCCAGAAAATGAGTATTCGCGAGGAGCGTGTATGCTGCCGCTCCAGCCGAAGCCCGCTGTATGCAACTCCTCGGGCGCATATAGGCGTATCGTGGAACCCGACCCGATGACCTCCATCTTCACTCCTGTCCACGATTCACCCGTGCATGTCGGGTCAAGCACCTCGTGGAGTCTGCTTGCATCTATCGGGCATTCTGTCCACGTGATGTCCTCCATACGCACATAGTCGCCCGCGGTACGTGAATAGTGCCCACCCGACCACATCGCTATGGTAAGCACTGTAGAAATATCGCGTGGTGTATCCAGTGTATCAACATATTGGTAAGTCCCTTGCTCTGTGACAACCCTTACTGTAACGGTCTGCCCCTCCTCCACCACCCACTCGTCCCTCCCCTGCATCTCCTTGGCGTGAGTAACGCCAGTTTTCTCCCCTATAGGATGTTCGCTCACGCTTTCCTCAAGCGTGGCATCTAACTCTATGCTTACTTGCCAATCGTGGAAGGCATCATCCAGTTCGTACCATTCATCAATCGGCAGGTCCTGGTCCTCTCTATATGCGTGCATCATCAAGTGCCCATCATGGGTTTCAGGTCTTAATCTAGGCCCACTATCATATCCACCAAAACTCAAAGACAAACCCGCTGTACCCCCACACCCTGTGTATCCATCCGCCGTGCTACTGCACAGGAACCTCAGCGTCGCGCTCGCCCCGAAATGGTCTGCCACTTGTGTCTTCGCTGCCATCGGCCCTTCTCCGTCCTCCCAGCTAAGCTCTATGCGCTTTCCGTCGCCCGTCGTTAGCACTGGCCTCTCGCCGGTCGGGTCTATCGTTGCCGAGAACTCGAATGCCGCCCCGTCCTCCTCGCCCCTCGGCAGCCCGACAAGCCACTCCTGCATTTGCCGCTCGCCCGCTGGAGTCCGCGCAGCAATGGTAATGCCCGTCCCCACCACCAGCACAGCCAGCAACGGCCAGACCGACTTCATTCTGGCTCCTCCTCGCCGATTGGTATGCGCTCTCTAGGAGAATACCCCGAATCGGCGGGAGGCAAACCCACGCTCCAATAGTGGAACCGGTTCCACTATTAGCCTAATGTATCCGGCCCGTCTAGGCTTGACCAGCCCAACTGGAAACGAAATCCCCCGTTGCCATCATCTAGCCGCACGAACGAGGTCAGCGACATGTTATAGGCATCGCGCAGAACCTCCTGTGTCCTATCAGCAGTAGTAGTGGTCTTGCCGGTTAGGATTAGCGCACCCTCGCTCTCCTTCGACGCTATCTTGTCCAAGGTACGCCTCAGCAAGTCAAGTTTGTTTTGCGTGTCGCCGCCACGTCGCGATACGCCGGTCAATCGTTTAGCCACAGGAAATCATTCCTCCTTGGGGAAGGGGTCAACCCATTCGCGGATGGTGTATTGAGCATGGGCAATGCGTTCCCCCGTGCCATACTCATCGTCTGTGAACTCGCTGCCCGCGTCAATGCGATAGCGCACACCCTCTATCTCCCAGAGGTCAACACCCTTGCCATCTATCACGATGAAGTCGCCGCGCCTCAGTTCGGGGTAGAAGGTGCTGGAGAACTCGGCGGTCTTGCGCAGCTTACCATAGTTCATCGCCAGGGAGCGGCAGACGCGGTTGCAGACCTGCTGTGTGCGGAAGCCAGAGTTGATGTAGATAAGCAGGCGCCATTCGCCCACGTATCTGTCCGAGGTCTCATCAGCCACGCTCGGCACGTCTGCCCAGTAGCTACCTACCGGCCCCTTCCCTTGTATCTCACCTATGACCACGATGAGATTGCGATAGCTTTCTATGTCCGTCTTCTCGCGCCAGGTGCCTCGGTCAATAGTCGCAAACCAGTCACCAGCAGCGAGCGCGTCATCGTGCGTCCAGTAGAAGGTCTTGCTGGAGGTAGCGGTGAAGTCTTCCCCTTTTTCTATGGTAAAGACACCATCACCATCAATGTACATCCTGTCTTGAACGGCGAAGTCGCGGTGCATCTGGCGAATGAAGTCGGCCAGCGATACCCCAGGCCTGGGTTCCCACGCAGAATCCTGTCCGCCTCCAGAGGCGGGGAGAGTGAAGGCATCATCTGTGTATATGTTAATCTTGTCATCCGGCCAGCCCGCCCATTCTAGGAGTTCCTTTATGTAGGCGGTGTACATCTTGCCGTCGCCCTTGCTGACGCCGCCAAGCTTGATATTCTCAAGTCGCTTCCATGCGTCCCGTGCGGTCAGGCGCAGAATGGGCGACTCCTCATCATACTCCACGCTATCCATGTAGAGCATCGCCCGATGGATAGTTGTATCGCCATCGAGCCAGTCGTAGTCAAAGGCGATAGAGGCCCTATCCGCCCAGGCCGCGTAGGTGCCATCGCCATGACTGGCGTCATCCGCCAGTTCCATAGTGACCTCCATAGCCCCTTGTTCGCCCGATACGCTTTCTTCCAAGGAAAGGATGTCATCTTGGATGTAAGAGGGCGTGAAGGTCTTCTCCACAACATGCCCTCCGAAGAGGAGCTTCACATCTTCTATGACAGGAGTATATTTGGTATCCCCCGTTGCATAGAAATAGTAGCGGTGCTCGTGTATCACATCTGTTGGCGTGGGCGTGTCGCCATCCCCGTCGCGTACTTCCCCCGACACTCCGTAGCTTGCAGCGGGCGGCGCATACGTCGTGAAGTCAATACTAGCCTCTGCGAACGTGTAGTTCTCTGGCGTATTGAGTTCCCTCTTGCTTCCCCAGAACTCCCCTTCCGATGGAAAGTATGCAGGCACGAAGTTCAGAATGGCTGACCCTCCCTGCGACACCTGTACGCCCGCCGACCCCACGGGGAAGAACTCAAAGCCATCATGCTCAACATCAGTGGTGTAGACGAAGCCTCCATCTTCTAGGAAGTCGGCCTTCACTAGCAACCTCTTGTTGCCTATGGGCAGGAAGAATATCTTTTGCCGCTTGCTAAAGAACTCGGTTGCGATGTCCATCTTGTCCCTGAGGGGGTGAACATAACTAGTCATATAATCGCTCGAACCATACGCGCTACTTGGGTCTGTACCAGGAGCCACAGTTGGCAGAGCAGGTGTGCTATTAACGTTAATCTGGAAGATAAGCGAATTTGTGGTAAGCACAGCACGATAAGGTGCCCAGAATTGTGCCATAGCATGGCTATCATACCAAACAGCATAGCCCGGATGAATGCGAGGATAGAACGTGACATACTCCAACTCAGGTGAGGTCGGACTGCCACTGGGCGGAAGCAGATACAAATCGTAGTAGATACCCCTATCTGCCTCCAGCGCAGTATGGCCTGGTGCCAAATATGCTGCCCAGGTCTTGAATGTGTTCTGCGGCCACAGAGCATCACGCCTACAAAGCCATCTTCCTCCATTCTCCCCCCAACAATCTTGTATGCCTATCCATTCGACGCCGACACTCTCATCATAGGGAAAAACCCAGTAGTACTCGGGAAGATAACTCACCACCCAAGGCGCAAAGCGCGGTCTGAGCATGTAGCCCGGTATGAGCGGCTCATACACCATGTCATCATACCATGCGCCTTGAGAACGCCAATCATCAGTCTCCGTGCGAAGTACCTCAAGGAAAGTCTGTCCCCTCTTGCTTATGATAGTCTGAGGCACATCACCGTGGACTTTCCAGGAATATGCACCCATTCTATCTGCCTCCAAAGCTACGGACGATACCATCAAGGATAGCGTTCTGGATGGCCTCGGTGGATGCCCCTTGAATAGCTTTGCTTATCTGGTCTCCCACGCTAGGGTCGAACCTAATGGTCAGCGTATTGTCTGTGCGCCGCACTACGGAGGGAGTTACAGGCGGGGCACCAACAGCGGCGGCTCCGAAGAGACCGCCAAGGTAGTGCATCGAGGGTATTGCACGCTCAATGCCCCCTGGCCCGCCGATGATGCGCTTGATGACCCTATCGTACATGCTCTCTGCGTCTTCCTTCATCGTGCGGACGTACTCCGTCATGAGTTGGTACTTATCAGCCAACTTCGTGGTCTGGCTAATCTCCTTGGCGAGCATGGATAGGCGCAGGCTCTTCTCCTTGTTGAGCCGTTCCTCACCGATGAGGCCATACTTGTAGTATGTCTGCGCCCACTCCCAGCGAGCAGAGGAAATGTCCTCATTGTCTTGCCTCTCTTTCTCTGCTTGCTTTTTTCGCTCCTCCGCCAACTGCTTGTACAGGCTAAACATCCGATTTCGTGCCCGCTCATAGGCCACAACGTCGCCTGTCGCTTGAGCCTGAAACAGTTGCCGCCATATCGCCTCTCGCTCCGCAGCGAATACGCGAGGGTCGAGCAATTGATTCTCGGTCAAGCCAGATTCGAGTCTTCTCCGCTCTGCGGCTATCTGCCCTAGACCGGCCCAGGCTCCAAGTTCCTTCAGATATTGCTGGCGGCGCTTCCTATCTGCCTCAAGGCGTTGCCCCGCTGCCTCGCGATGGTGGCCCTCCCTATCTAGGGCATCAGCCAAGGTATCGTGTGCAGCAGCCTCTGCTAACACGGCCTCACGCAACTGGAATACCGTCTTACCTTGAAGTTGCATACGCTCTACGTCCCGCTGCCTGTCCTCAATCAGTTCCTTGAGCGGATTAATGTGAGCTTGATAGAGCAGTTGCAATGCCTTTGTTTTCTCTTGGAGTGACTCGGCAGGCTTCCCCTCTTTGGCATAAGCCTCCGCCATCTTCATGTGCAGAGATGCAAGCTCCTCCAGCATTGGTGCTTGTTGGGCGGCAGTTGCACCTATAGCCGCATTATAGCCAACTGCTGCCTCGGCTAACTCAATGTCTAGCGCTATCAGTTGTCTCTCCAATTCCAAGCGCGCTTGCAGGGTTTCGATTAGTTTCTCCTCGGCCTTTTCCAAGGCGTCCAGCCACTTGGCCCGCTCTTGCGTGGCAGTAGTATCCTCGGTGGCTTGTGCATTAGCAGCCCTTACAATAGCCAAGGTTTTCTCGGCTTCCGTCTGTTTCAAAATGGCGTCGGCCTGCTTTATCTTCGCTTGTATGATTGCCCTATCAATAGATACGCCCTGAGCAGTTACAAGAATCCCTCTCTTCTGCTGCTCTTGAAGCTTATTGACCTCAGCCGTCGCCTCCTGGACGGCCTTTATGTAGGGCCCCAAGTCACCAACCTGCTCCTGTACTGAGGGAGCAAGAACACCATACAGCCCTCTAGCAGCTACCTCTGCGGCCCCAAGGGTAGTAGTTCTGCCTCCTGCTTCTACTCGCGTAGCAGCGCCAAATCTCGATTGCCTCTCTAGGTCCAGTATCTGGCCCGCAAGGCTCTTGTCAACAGCACTAGTAATTTCAGTCTCAAGTGCTGTTTCCCTAGCTTCATACCGACTCTTCCTCCCTCGGAGGGCATACGCTATTGGAGCGCCAATGATTGTCATTGTGAGGGCAGTCTGGAGTCCCGCTATCCTTCTCCTCCCACGTTGGGCTGCCTCCAATTCTCCCTTAAGTTGTTCCGTGTGTTCCCTAAGGTGAATAGCAGTTACCCCCAACATCATGCCCTCGCCCCGTAGTTCCTTAATGCGTTGTCGGCTTGACTTAACAAGTTCCAGCGTAGCCCTTCTGTCTGCATTGCGCACTCGCTTGATACTAGTTGCAAGTGCTATTAGGCCACTGGTAGCAGCGACTGCCGCAAGAATAAGAGGGTTGATAGCAGCAACAAGGGCCGCTATAAAGCTACCAGCCGTCTTTAGGGCCGTTGCTACTCCCCCAGCCATCTTTGTTGCTGCCGTCTTTAGGGCCGTCGCAAAACCCCCGGCCGTCTTTGTTGCTCCTGACACATAACCCATCTCACTATATATCTTGGGCACTGTGGGAATACCAGTTACTTGCGTCATCCGTGCTGCGCCTCTTAGGGCACCCGCTGTAGGTATCCGTCCAGGCCGGGCAAGCGAGACGTATTCCATAGTTGCTGCTGCCGCATTAGCTTTCCTTGCTGCCGTCTGCTCTACAATCGTTGCAGTATTAGCTTTGTTCGCTAGGGCCTCCTTAGCCTGGGCAACTGCCGCCGCCTCTCCTGCTATTGTCTCCTCCACCATAGCAGCAGCAAGGGTCTGTGTGTTCTTCGACAATGCAATCTTAGCCGAACCCCATAGCGATATAAAGCGCAAGACCTGAGTCGCCAATCCGAGGAGTCCTATAACTGCACTAGTCACAGCAGGAACGCCCATAGCAATAGCAGCAGTCAACGTGGGGAAGGTCTTGGCTAACCCAGTGAGAACGTCGAAAAACTTTGCGCCAGCCTTCGCAAGCCTCATAAGGGTTGGTGCAATATCCTTGCCCACCTCAATGCCAAAGCGCCGCAATGAATCAAGGAAGTTGCTGAACGCTCCCTCTAGGCTTTCCATCTGCTTTGCAGCAACACCACCCCACTTTGCCTCCACCATCTTTACGAGGGCGCTCTTAGTATCATCGCCGAACTTCTTTACCTCCTCGCCCGACACGTGATACGTTTGCCTTAGCCTGCGGAACTCACCATTCGCGGCGTCCACGAGCGCCTCTGCTGCCCGTGCAATGTCATGAGCCTGCGCTGTTCCTGCCGCAGCCATATCAGCAGCAGTATCAATCCATTTCTCCATCTCCCTATCGGTAGTGGCCAAGCCCGATACCCTGAAGGCCATTGCCGCCCGCGAGATTTGCTCGAAGGTGAAGGGCAGCTTCGCTGCTTTCTTGAGAAGAAAGTCAACCGTAGTGCCAGCTTCCTCCGCTGAAGACCCCATCCCAATAAGGGTATTCTTCATGCGGTCGGCTGCACGGAAGGCATTTACGGCGGCAGCCTCAAGACCTACAATAGCGCCTGTTGCTATCATCAGCGAAAACTGCAATCGCTGGAGCGGCATCATCGCGATATTGAACTTCCAGGCGTACATGGAGGCCCTGTCGAGGGTTGCGGCAAGCATGTCAAGGCGACGACTACCTGTGCTGAGGTCACGTGATAGTTGCCGGAACGAGTGCGTCTGCCTGTCCGTAGCCTGTTTCAGCGCCCTGCTTGAACGCGCCGTCTTGGTCTGCGCTGCCGCCACCCTCGTTGTCGCAGCGGCATTTTGCTTAGCCTCGGCGGTAGCGGTGCGCGTGCTTTGTGCCTGCGTCTTCTGGGACCCGTGAAGGTCTGCTAGGCTATTCTGAACCTGCTGGAGACCCTCTACCGCACCCTTGTAATCGCTGGTTATGAGGAGGACTAAGTTGTCCTGGTAACCGCCTTGCGTTGGCATAGTCCAGCGCCTTTCATTGCCTCCCTGCCTACCGGAGAGTTATTGCTGTTCCCCCTCTGGTGGTTCCCAATCCCCAGCGTCATTGTACTTCGCGCCGCACACGCTGCAAGTCTTTAGTTCCTGCTCGCGTCTTTTCATGCACCTAGGGCAAACGTTCAAGGCTTGCCTCTCTAGCCTAGCCTTAACGCGACGATACGTTGCCAGTTCATCGAGGGCGGCATCGGGCACATCCTTCGGCAGCATACATGGCAGAATGTGCAACTCCTCGACGACGGCAGCGTATCGGTTGAAGTACAACTGGCCTACCCTAAAGGGCTGTTACTGTCTCCCTCCGGCGTCTCGTCGTCAGAGGCAGATACAGCTTGACGGGCTACCATTTCCGCGTTGTAGCCCATTCCAGAAATGGAGGCACAACGAACAGCTAAAGCACCTATGTCGGGCGAGCGGGATTCCATCAGGCGGGCGGCATCATCTGCCGTTATCTCAGGCTCCACCATGCAGGCTACTATCCACGCTAGTTCCAACTCTGCCTGCTCCTCAGCCGTGCCACCAGACTCCCGAATCTCCGTAAGTATCCGGTGGAAGTCCCTAAACCTCGCCGGTGCAATCTTCACGTCGAGGTCGAGGTCGTTGAGGTGGAATACCTCGATATGCTTCTCCAGCACCTCGTCAGAGGCCAGCCGCAGGAAGTCATCCTTTGAAGCAAGCTTCTCCTTAGACGCCTTCTTGGACTTCCGCGCAGACGCACTAGTCCCTTCCTTCTCCTCCGCCATAACATCTCCTCCCTTACTACGTGATTGTTGGCTCGTCGCCGTAGCCACGAATGGTTACAGCTTCCGTCTCTTCGCCTTGCCCCGTAGACGTTGTATTGTCTACAAGAACGCCGGTGGCGGCGAAGGTTTTGCCGCCCATGTCAGTAGTGACTGCTACCGTGCCTCCGGTGACCAGCATGTCCATGAAGTCGGCGGCTGAGTCAATGAGCTTGGTGCAAGTAATCTCCCAGTGCTTTAGGCTGGTGCGAGAGTGTGCCCAGTCGTCTAAGGCTGCTGAGAGGTCAATCTCATCCGCTGAGAGATGCACCGACCCATCGCGGAACAGCGCCTTCACGTCCGTGCCGCTGATGCTGAACACGGTTACGTCATGTCCGATTCGCCTAGCCATTCTCATGGCCTCCTATTCGTCCCTGGAGGCCTCCCGTGCCATACCGCTGTTACACCATTCTATCCATACGCCCTCTTCGCGGGACATCAAGCGCATGTCAGCAATACTCTTTTGCTTGATTTCCGGTGGAACCTTAGTGTCTGTCACACCCATGAAGTGGAACAAGGTCGCAGCAGGTTCGTACCATACTTCCCAACCCTCGCGCCATGCCCTGCAACAGTATTCCACGTCTGACGAACGATTGAAGAATCTCTCGTCCAGCAGGCCTATGTCCTCAATCATCTCGCGCCGCAAGAGGACACAGGCGAATGTATTCCACGGGACGGTCTCCGCCTTATTCCACGAATCGCGGGATACATAGCCCACCCTATGCACGAACCTAGAGTATGCGGCTAATATCCGCTCCTCTGCAAACACACCAGGCGCAAGTTCGGTCTCCGCCCTCTCGTAAAGAGGCACGGGGTCGTCCAATATGCGCCCGCCGCCGTGGATAACCTGGTCAGCACGAATCTGTCTATTGCCAACAATACCACATTGTGGGGAGATTTGCAAGCGTCTGAGCATCGCCGACAGCCAACCCTCCTCCAAAATGAGGTCGGGGTTCACAAGAGCGATGTGCTCCACGTCGTCTTGTGCCATGAAAAACTCTATCCCCTGATTTGCCCCATGTGTGTACCCGAGGTTCTCGTCGTTGAGGATATATTCCCCCTCCTTGAGGTTGGCGCTAATCCATTCTGCCCCTCCCTCCGTGCAGCCATTGTTGACTATCAGCAGACGGTAAGGCACCGTCGTCGCCGTAGGAAACTCCTCGACTATCCGCTGGACATGCTCCAGCGTACCTGCTGGCCCATTTAGCATGACAAGTCCTGTTGCCATCAAGCCTCCAACCTTTCTAGTATCTTGCCCAGCCAATAATCCCAATCTATCTGCTCCTGTGCTCGTTGCACTTCGTCTACGTCTTCGGGGTAGAAACTATCCCTTGGCTTGGAATGGTATGCTTCGGGTACGTCAATGCCCTCCAACGTGGGATAGTACTTCAGGCGGATGTCGCTTGAATACATGGGGAATACGCCATAGCCTGGAACGCCCAATGCGCCAGCTATGTGTAGAGGGCCGGAGTCAACGCCCACGAAGAAGTCGAGGAGGGAAAGGAAGGCGGTCAACTCCTCCTCGCCCGATAGCATCCCGCACATGTTGTATAGGCCGTCCCACATCTTCCTGACGACGTAGCGGTTTCCGTCCTCATCGCGATTGTAGGAACAAAGGTCATTGTACGTGCCTATCAATATCGCGGTATGACCCGCATCCGCAATCATGCGAGCCAGCGCGACCGCTGTTGCAACAGGGATGCTTCTCTCCGGCACAGTCGCATTGAAATGAATACCAACATACTTACCGCGAGGTGGGGGTAGAAGCCCCTTTACGTACTCGACAGCCCCCTGCGCAGGAACTAGCTTCGGCTGCTTCTCTTCGGGGGCCATAGCATCGCCAATCCCAAGGTAGTCGGCGAACACGTCAACGAGGTTCCGCTGCATCGTGTCCTTGAAGATGCCCTCGAACAACACAATCCTGTCGAAGGGAGTAAGGCGGTCTAGCATGGTCGGATACTCGAATGTCGTCTCCGCAAGGCCACAGAACCACCTCGGCCCCATGAATGGGACACCAAGAGCAATCATTCCAAAGTCGCGCCTCTTGCGTAGCCACCTAAGCACGGGGCGGAGGCTTACAAGGTCACCTAGACCTCCGCCGAACAGCAGGCACAGACTCTCTCCCTTGCGCAGGTCATCGTCCTTGTCATTCCAGGTGGGTAGTGAATACGGTTCAACGGTCGTCTCGTCGGGGATGACGAGCGACACGTTCTCCGCGAACTCATCGTGCGCCACATACCACGTGTGCGGCAGCAGCCTAATCTGCTGGATGCAGAACCTAAGGCCGCCGGATTGGTACGCCTTAGGGTGCTCGAACCTGATTCTTACCATATTGCCTCCCTAAACCTCTGCTTCTTCGTCCTTGACAACTAGCACATGCTCACAATCGGGGCACCAAAGAATCGGCCCGTTCTCGACGAGCCAGCCGCGAAGCGGCCCTCTCAAGGTATCTTGCTGGAAACACGCGGGGCAGCACTTATGCACAGCAGTATGATTGATACGCGCCACAAGCAAGGCTCCAGAGGGGTCTTTGCCCAGAATCTCCCAATCTGGCTTGTGTTGCCGCGCCACGAATCTGCCTCCCTAAACGCGTTATCCCTTTACGTCCGCGTCTTGCAATACATATTCGAATATCCTTGGGATGAAGATTGGCTGGAACCGGCGTCCCCTCTCCGCGAGAAGCTCCCAGAGGGGCCTTGGCCGCATACGCTTCGTGCCCTCGCGACAGAAAAGCCACTTCGCATAAGGTGCGCTATTGAAGAGGCCTCGCATGGAAACATTAGGCCCTCCCTGCATCTCCATGTGGAACCAGCCCGCCTTGACCGCGCCATTGTCCTGCACATTGATAAGACGGTCATCGCCGAGCGGCCCCGTGTTCGCACCGTATCTCCTAGAATAGGGATACCGCACCCCACCTTGCTTGACGCCCCTTCGGGCAGCCGCGACAGAATAAGCCGTGTAGCTCGACTCGCGAACCGCCTGCTCCTGAATAGCTATTGCCATATACGAACAATGAGCGTGAGCAGCATTCTTCATTCTGTGTGTACGCATCTTGTAGCGCCCAATAATCTCGGTGATGTTGGGGAATGAGACCTTCAAGGCAGGCATTATCGCTCACCATCCGCCATGATTTCGAAGCTGCTCATGTCGCATATATACGGCAGGCTATACGCCCTGAGGAACGAAGCCACCGGATTCTCCAAGCTGCTTGCCACCAAGCGGATGTCAACAACGTAGTCGAGGTCGAGCTTATTCGTCAAGTTGTACGCGGGAACGTTTATCTCCTTGGCCGCAAGGAGATTCGTCGTTACTGCCCGCATGAGCGCCATCGCCGCGTCGTAGAGATAGGCATTCGTTGGCTTCGTTAGCACCACGTAAGTCGTGAAGCGGAACAACTCCGTGGTCATGTTGGGCAGAGGGCTAGACATAGGCCATTGGTCATAGGTAAAGAAAAGCGCGGGATAACGTGTCTGCTTGTCAAGCCAGTCTATGGGATGGCCCTCCAGCTTGCTCTTCAAGGAACTAGCGTCAGCGGGAGCGTCTCCATGCCCCGTCCAACTCCAGTCGCAGGCGAGAAAGAGCTTGTCTTTGATTTCCTGTCTGTGGTCGGCCACTAGGTTTCCCTGTCCTCTGGCTCAAGCGGCAGCACCTCAGCCTGGAGGTGGCTGTCTTCCCCCGTCCTCGGGTTCTTGAACAGAAAGGGCTGTGTCTGCACAACATACTCTCTATCGTTCGACTCGTCCTTCACCACATCGTTCTTGCGCAAGTCGGCAGTCGGCTCCACGAAGAGAAGCGTTCGGTTCGTAGGAAGCACCCCCATCAGAGCATCACTTTCTCCCGCACTCTGATGGGATAGCAAGGCCTTGACGCCCGTGGAGATTGTGCTTGAGGTGCCAGTCTTGGGACGCTTCGTGGTCTCGTCCCACGTTGTAGCTTGGCGTGTTATTGTTATCTTCTGAAGAAAGGCGCCGTCTTTCATCGTTCAGTCTCGCTTTACTACGCCGCCGCCGCCCAGCAAGGCGCAGACACGCTGATATGCTAGGTTAGCATCCCTTCGTTCCTCCCGAATCGTTGCCCCATCAACGCTGTAACTTCCTGCCCGCCAACCTCCCTCACCCGCTTGAGTGTTCGCTATGTAGCGCAACGCGAGGGCCTCGAAGAGCATCACCAAGAGTTCCTCGTCTGCTGTGGGCACGGCGGAGATGGATGTGAAGGCCTTGGTGAAGACGTAGGGCACTATGTCATCTGAAGTAGTCGGCGTGGGGATAAGCCATATCTGTGTTCCGTCCCATCGCCATCTCCCATGCGTTACGTCTCGCAGTCGGTGCCGCTTCGTGTAGTATATCTTGGAGATGGAGGGGTAGTCGAAGTCTTCCTTGAGCACCGCAAGTTCGCTGAGGATTGTAGATACCACATCGGAGGTGCCAGAGGGTTCCCAATACACGTCCACCACTCGTAGCAAGCTGCTATCGGCATCATACTTCGTCTGATAAGCCACGGTAGTCAGCGTTGCATAGTCCATCTGCGGGCGATAGTGATTGTAGGTGCGCAGGACATCATCTAACAATGCTGTCGCCACGGCATCCGACATCTGCGTCGCGCTGATACCTCTGTTCCGCAGGTTGTTCAGTAACTCCGAAGAGGTCAAGGTTCCTCACCGCACGAATGGTAGCATATTCGTTGCAGTCGCGCAAGCACCCCCGAATAGTGGAACCGGTTCCACTATTCAGAGCAGCCTCCTATCGTCTACTGTGTCCAACTCCGCTGGCTCCCACAAGCGGCCCTGGGCGATTTCCCGCTCAAGGCGTTTGGCGGCCAACTCACAGTACTGTTCGCTTATCTCTATGCCGATGCCCCACCGTCCAAGGCGGTAGCAGGCGACGAGGGTAGTGCCGGAGCCGAGGAAGGGGTCGAGCAAGCGGTCACCCCCGATTGCTCTAATGAGTCGCAGAAGCAACCAGAGGGGTTTCTGGGTAGGATGTGCCGTGTCCTCATTCGAGTCGGGAATCACTACCGGGCCAGAGAACACATCGGGATATAGTGCATCTTGCTTTGCCCCAGGCGGAAGGAAATCAAAAGTCTGTCCCATTAGTCGCTCAATAGCCTTGCGGTCGTGCTGGTTGGGCACCATAAGCCCGTGTTCCCAGTTCGACCAAAGCCCAGTGGCGGGCCGCCCGATTGCCTGTAGCGCAGAAGAAGTCGTGAGACCTTTTGCCAAACGAACCCGCTTGAGTTCCCGACCAACAGCCTCTCTGTGCGCTTGACGCGCTTGCATCATGCGAGACTGACCCCACAGGCAGAGAGGTGTCCAAGTGTAGAGGAAGCCCCGCGACGAGACTGCTGTATATTGGTTGGTCTTATTCCAGACAATGACGCGAGGGTCTTCTGGAAGGATTGTCATAGCATCTCGGAGGCCGACCGTAGGCCAGAACGACAGTAGGCAGTCGCTTACACCGTACGCCTCCTGTACCGCACGTTGGATAAGAGCATACCAATCATCGTGCTGTAGCCCCTCCCCAGCAAAACCCTTGCCCTTGCCGTACGGCGGGTCAGTCAGGCACAGGTCGAACTCCCGCTCAAGCTCCGGCATGACCTCCAAGCAGTCCCCGTGGTATATCTCTAGGCCGTGCCTCTCGTCGCTCCAATAGGGTCTCACCGCGATAGCCTCCTCAACCCTTGGGCTATCGCCTCCGCCATAGGCTGAATATCCCAGTTCCCCCTCGCCCACCTGGAGGTCAGCCGCCGTTCCTCCTCCGTGGGGCCGCCCCTCTCGTAGCAATCCCTGAGGATGAACACCAGATGGTCAGCATTAGGTTCCGCCCATTGCCCCGACCTCTCTATGGCCCCGCCTTCGGGAATACCATACAGCCCCAGTACCTCGATGGGCTGTATGTACCGCGAAAGATAGTCTACCGGCCCCGACCAGCGCGTCACGAAGCCAGGCGTCCCACAGCAGGCTGCCTCTATCGGACATAACCCGTAGCCTTCACCACGAGTAGGCAGCACGAAGTAGTCGAGTGCTTGATAGAACTGCACGACCTTCTCGTGCTCCCAGTCGCCCTCAAACACCTGCACGTTCGGAAAGACAGTAGCCTCCGGCGGAAGCCACCTAGTGTCCCGCGTCTTGATGAGGAGGCGAGCGTCTTCCTTATCCGCCAGCGATGCGCCCCAAGCCCGCAGCAGCACGTCCACGCCCTTTCTCCGCGACATCACGCCCATAGTCCCGAAGGTGAGCTTGTTGCGGTCACGCAGGTCGCCGAGCGTGAATAAGCTACTGTCCACGCCACACCCCACCTTCCTCACCGGCACCGTGAGACAGTCTCGGAATACCGACAGGCAGAAGTCACTCGTCACCCAGGCCTCCGTAGCGTTCGCATTGAGGCCTTGAATGGCAATGTTGGGGAGCCTGGTCGTTTCCCACATCGTGAGGTGAACCCTGCGGACTGTGGGAATGAGGTGCGTCTCGTCGGGGGTTGCCAGCAGCAGGCCAAGATACCTGTGGTCTGCCTTGCGGGCAAGTGACTGCACTAGTTCGTCCGGCGCGCTTGGCGATATTCTACCCCTATGCGCCGTCACTTCTAGGGAAATGCCTCTCATGCGCTTCAGCCGCTTCACGAGCCAGGCGAAGAGCTTACCGTAGCCCGTGAAGCCCGTTACCGGCCCTTGAAACCTTGCTGCTGAACGCATCGCCTCGTGCATCCTCCCAACCTGCTAGTCTGCTATAATACCAGAATACCGATTCTCGGCGAATTAAGGCACCTTCCTGCGAAGAGAATGCTCTTTGCGACCTAATCCTATCGGGGATGTTCCCCTACCCTCTACGGGCTTCTATTCGCCTCAGCGTGAACATTTTGTGTCCAAGCCAATAGTGGAACCGGGTCCACTATTAGTGGCGGGAGCCTCCGGCGGCGTAGGGAGGCGGCGGCTGGGACAAGCCGCGCTTTGTTGGTTTCGGCCAGAGGCTCCCACATCGTCTTCTCGGCCTCCCTCGCTACTGCGTACCATAGCACATCGTGGGTAGGGTTGCAAGGTCACTCCCAAGAATCAGAGAAAGGTTACCCGCCCATTGGGTTGTCCGACGGGCCGATTTCTCTCTAGAGTTAACGGTAAGGTACTAGGTCTAGCCTTCTATTTGTACCTAACGTCGTTAACTACTTGTACCTCTATAGGACACGGATGTCCGGTTGTCCCGCACCGTTCGGACGTTTGTGTCCTATTGACAGGTATCGGACGCGGCGGTATGAAGAAGCGGCGGTTAGTATCCTCGCCACTCCTTGAGATACTCTATCGCCATTTCCTTTGAGGTCTGATATACGATGCAGAGATTGGTTCGGCCTCCTGCCTTGGTTCGGCGGCCCTTCCCCTTCTTGACCTCGATAAGGCCTGCTTTCTCTAACTTGCGGAGGTGCCTACGAATCGTTCTTGTGGAGACTCGCCGAGCCTTGGCAAGTATCTTCTGGCTGACAAATGTGCTCTCGTGCCCGTATGTGAACCTAGCAAGGGCAACGTACGTCATCTTATCCCCGTCAGATAGTTCGGGGTAGCCCCACGCGAAGGCGTTTGATAGATTTACGAATCCTGCCGCCATCAATGCGTCTCCAGGTACGATGTCGAGGACGGCCTCTGACACTATTGCCCCTTCTCTCCAAACTTGTTGGCGACAAACTCGGCGAGTTCGCCTTCCCATGCGAACCACTCGCCCTTGACCCGTTGGGCCTTAAACCTCTCGTGCATTTCGGCCTCTAATACCGCGCCCCCTCTTATAGTTCCGATTATAGACAGCCTGCTCGACCTGCCCGACTGCAATTGAGTGCGGCGTCGCTTGGGGTCGGTTGAACAGCCTATCTTAATGCGGGTGTGGTCGTCTGTGCCTATGAAGTAGACCCAACTGTCTTCTACTCCCGTGAATACACGAGATGGGAGGTAATACTCAAAAGTATCTTCGTTGGGGTGCCCATGGGGTATGAGGAGACCAACGGCCACTAGTTTTTCGAGGTGCCGCCTAGCGGTCTGTATGTCTATGTATCGCTTTGCTGCAAGTCCTTCGAGGGAAACTTGGACGATAGAGAAACCCATTGCGGATATGGCAATAGCCATGTATGTTATTTTGTCCTCGTCACTTAGGTCGGGGAAGCCGAATATCAATTCATAGGGCACGCGCACCACGTATTCATCATCCATCGTTGTCTGCCTCCTTAACAAATGAAGCCCACCCAAAGCTTAGGTTCTTTCCGGTCAAGGAGCGAGCCTCATCGCTTCGGGTGGGCAATTCGGTTGTCGGTACACAAAGTAAGAGGTTCACTCCTTGACCGTTGCGGGGAGTATAGCCTGCTGGAGCAAGCGAGTCAAGCCTTTTTGCAGTATTCAGGGGGCGCCTGGCGTCACCCCCGCCGGAGTTGTGTCCACCCACCCACCCTGCATACTCCGGCGGCTCTAGCTCCGTCGAGCCACTAGGCGGCCCCCAAACTAATAGTGGAACCGGTTCCACATTTCAGGGATGCTCCACGATGAACCGACAGGCCGCCCGTACCGCAGCTAGCGCCGCAGCGTGCTCTTCGAGGCCCTGTTCGCGGGCGCGGTCGTATGCACCGAGGGCGGCTTCCGCGCAACCCATACGGTGCTGCGACCAGTCTGCGCGGCTGGCGATGTAGCCACAGGCCCTGCCCGCCGCCAGGAGCTTGTACGCCTCCTGGATGCGACGGCTTGTGCGGCTACCTGCCAGTCGGCGGATGTTCGCTAGCAGCTTGCTCATAATATGCGGCCTCCCCTGAAATGGAGAATGGCTCGTCCGTGAGATTCGGCGCTACATGTCTGAGTGTGGCACCGGCCCCCAGGCTCGCGGCCAGAGGTACAGCTTCCGCTGCTCCCGCAGGTGCTTTGTCACGAGTTCGCAGTCGGTGAGGTCGGCGCAGTCGCGTACGGTCACGCGGTAGTGCCCGTCAGACAGGTGCGCCTCCGTGACCATGTTCGTGCCTAGCCGGACGACCTTCACGGTTTCGGGCAAGCTTGCCTCTCGCGCCGACCGCAGGGGCCGGTAGTAACCGCTGATGCGGGAGGCCATGCGGGAGAGGTCGCTGATGACCGTGCCGGGTCCCCGTGAACTGCTAGTGTTTTCGGCGAAGAGGCCATCACCGAGGAAGACGCCGATGTGTCCAACGGCACCGTTCACCTTTACCTTCCACACCGGCCAGCCCCAGACCGCGTGGCGTCCGAACTTATGGTAGGTCAGCGCATTGAAACACACAAGATCGCCAGGCTCAGGCTCGTCTACCGCGAAGTCCTGCTGGTGCAGGTTCCGCTCAGTCCACACGGCAAATCGTCCCGCCCACGGCGGCCATTCGATGCCTGTGACAGCAGCACAAACCTTGCGGGCGAATCTGCTGCACCAACCGCCCGCAATCAGGTCGAAAGCCTCCCCGTTGATACTTATGTGCGAGAGACCATCGCGTTCGTGAGCGTAGGCTGCTGCGCGTGCGATGTTCGCCGCATCAGCGTTAGTTCCCGTCACGGGGATGTTCACAGCGTCCCTCCTCTCAATCCCACAGATGTTGCCACCATTCGCCGAAGAGTTTCAGGCCGCGCTCGTAGCGCGGTTCACCATCAGGCAGTTCTTCAGTCGCATCGCCGGACTCCCAACGAACCTTCAGTTCAAGGGCGTACACTATATCGTCGAGGATGGCCTGCCAGTCCTCGGGCGCAAGGGAGCTAGGATGGGACATGTGGTGGTCGCGCAGGTGGCGCACTCGCGGCAAGGCGTACCGTGCGAGGTAGTCGCACAGATTCCACGCCTCCACGTAGGCGTAGCCGATGGTGCGCCGCTGCCACCACTCCTCGGCGGCTTCCCTGGCGCGGCACAGGGTGCGGTAGACACGCCAGAAGTGCCGCCCCAAGTAGCACCACCACCAGCCCTCGGGTTCGGTGAGCACGTCGTCAAAGCATACATTGCTCATTCTCTGCCTCCTGCCAGTTTAAGCTGCCTTGGTTCCGGCGTAGTCAGTCATTGCAAGGCCCTAGTACTACCGTGCTATCGCCCGTGATGACGTATTGACTCACTAGTATCTCCCGCTCCTTGTACAGCCGCTCTCAAGCCCCACCACGGCATTTCCCGCGTCTTCGTGGGGGTTTGCCTCATTCGCAGATTCCCCCCAGCTTAGAGCGCGTTTATCCGCCTTTCTTCGGCTTGGCGCGGCCCGCGACCTGATGTTTCCAGGCAGCGTAGCTACCCAACGCGCTCAGTATCGCCAGCAGCGCGCTTAGTAGATTGCCGGTCGTCGCGTATGCCCCCACACCCGCCAGCAGCGCCACGAGATACTGCTTCACCCGCGCCTGCGTCAGGTTGAGCGCGGGCCAGTAGTGGCGCACCACGCCGAAGACGACTGACGCCGCCGCACCTATCAAGGCCGCTTGCGCCTGCGGGTCAAGCGCCGCCCACCACAGCCAGAATGCTTGCATTGCTCAGACCTCCTCTCCCTCTATTCTATGTCGAAGTGCATTTGCGGACTGTTTGCCCCATTTGCTGCCTGGCCCGATAGCCACCAGTCCCAGTAGTCCTCTGGCGTTGCGAAGTCATCTTGGATACGTGGGCGCAAATGCCAGAGTTTGTGGGCAGTCTGCTCCAAGAGCCGCCAGAATGTCGGCCATCGCACCATGCTTGCGTCGCGCTGTGCCTTGCTCTGAAATGGGCAGATAACACAACCCAAGCGGTCAAAACCCTCGTCGTACAGGCTGCAATAGGGCAGACCTCGGCTATGAATATAGCTCCATACGTCTGCTGATGTCCAGTCGCGAATGGGCGACACGAACCATTTGTGCGATTTCGTACACGCTGCCACAATGGGTCGCTTGGCCCGGCTCACACTTTCTTGGGTGCGCAAGCCTACTAGTACAATTCGCCCTATCCCCCCCAGTTCTTTGAATGCCCGACAACACCAGCGCATCTTGCGTGTTGGCAGCGTCCCGCGTATGAGCGCCATTTGGAAAAAGTTCAATGGAGGTACTTCCCAAGCCACGCATGGGTACTCGTGCTTGATGAACCGTGTTAGTTCGGGCGGGTCAATCGTAGTCATACCGTAGTGCGCATCGAAGCGCACTTTGGCCCGAACCGCTAGGTCGTATAGCACTACGCTGTCCTTGCCGCCGCTGAAGGCGAGATAGTATCCCTCTGGCGGTTCAAACTCGCGAATGACCGCAATGCTCCGTTCAATCGCGTTCTTGCCATCTAGGGTTAGTTGCATTCTCTATTCAGCTTATATGTGCGGGCGCATTGTCTAATCCGGGCCTAATTCCTGACCTAATTCCGGCCTAATTCCAGTCTAATTCCAGACCATATGGTCTGTTGCCAGACCGCCCGTGCCTACTCCACGTTCGGCGGCCTCAGCCCCGGCCGCGTTATCTCCGGCACATCGTCGAAAGACAGGTACACCTTCAGCTTGAGCCTTTGCGCGGCCTCGTGCTCATAGCTTGCGCCCTCGCTGTCCTCCCAACCATCAACCATCATAATCGCGTGCATGACCGGTAAGAATGATATGCACCATGCGAGCCACTTGCTGCGTTCCTCCGCGCTCTGCTCAAGCACGTCTCCCGGCCATACGCCACGGTGCGGACAGAACGGCCGGTGCCCCATACTCCAGAGGCGGTAAAATACACCATTAGCCGTCATGATATTGCGCTCAACCGTTTCCCAGTCGGGCCCCGCCAACGGCCCGCTCACGAAGATGCGCTCCTCGCCGTTGGGCCCGGGGCCGAGCTTCTCCATCGCCCAACCGTAGGTGTAGTCTCCCTCATCTAGCCATTCCTCGTAGCCCTGCCGGAGCAGGTAGTATGGGCTGGCGTCATAGTTCTTGGTGCCGTGAAGAGTGCGGCCTCGTACTGTACGGCCCTCCCCGTCACGCCTTATACGGCCCCAATGTCGCGCCTCAGGAATCATTCCTCGGCCTCCCTTGTCTGCGCGAATCTGTCGTGTGGCGTGAGCACGTTGCTTCCTTCCTCGATAGCCACTTCATTGATGTTGAACTTGTCGGCGAGGTCAATCTCGAACTTCCAGGTCTCGCCCTTGCGGGGATGGAAGCCGTTCATCAGTTGCCGAGGCCGCGAGGCGTAGCCCATGCCTATGCTGTAGTCTGTCGCGCCGACCCACGAGGGAACAAGTTCCCATCCTTGCCCCCTGCCCTCTACGTGGTGGTGACCGACTCGCATCATATCCCACACCACGCCGAAGAGGCTATCAAGGCGCATCTTCAGCCGGTCAAGCCCGTAGTATGGCACCCCCGCGTAACGCTTCGCTTGGTGGCCGTGGCAGATGACAGTATTCCAACGCTTGCCGCCCTTCGAGTAGTCCAGCAGGCCGAGCGTGTCGTCAATGAAATAGCCGAGATATGGGCCGTCGGATAGGTTCGTCGTGACGTTGGCCTGCTCCTCCAAGGCGCAGTTCATTATGTAGTATAGCAGCCAGTCGGTATTGAGCGTCGTGCCCTTCGTTTTCCCGTGATTGCCCTCCACCTCATACACAGTCACCGTCTCGAATATGCTGGCGAGGAAGCGCACGAGGTCGGCCATCTGGTGAGCGCCCCACACAATCTGCTCGGTCAGGTGTTGGTCAATGCGAAATGCTTGCCCCTCAAAGATAGCCTCATGCGTGGTCATGTCGCCGTACATGTGCAAGAAGCAATGCTTGACCGGCCAAGTCTTGCGGACGTGCCCATTGAGAATGCTCTCGATACCCTCCTGGAAACGTTCCTTGCGCTCAAGGAACACGTCCTTATTGTACTCTTCCAGCCCCGCCACCTGCTCGCGTCTGACCCATTCGCCGATATGCACATCGGCTACATGCAGCATACATAGCTCTTCGTCAACGCTCTTCGTGCGCGGGAGCTTGTAGCGCGGCTTTACGGGGGGAAGGCGTCGTACCTCGCTGTGGATAATGTCGGCGAGGACGGCGTAGGCCTCGCGGAACTTATCGAGTTCCTTGCGGAGTCTATCAGCCTCGCGTTCATGAAACTGGGCGCGGGCAGCGAAGTCGTCTATGGGTTCGGGGAGTTCCTCTTGCTCCGGTTCCTCGCGGTTGTGTTCGGCGGCGTTGCCCCACCTGCGGTGAATCGGCAAGCCTAGCTTCCGCCAGCGGACTGAGATATTGCCCTTCGACTGCGGCGAATAGTCCACTATGCGCACGGCATTCGTCGGGCTACCCTCTGCGGCCTTCCAGAGGAGCTGCTCGCCCCAGTCGCCGAGTTCTTCGCGATACAGACCTTGCTTGCCCCAGTACGGCTTGAGCAGGGCGTGGGCCTCTTCTGGCGTGAGGGCGTTTATGTCCTTCTCTGTGTCATCTGCCACTATGCCTCGCCTCCCGCAGGCGCGACTCATTCGATGCCGAGCTTAGCGGCTATCCGTGCATTCTGAATACGGATAGCCTGCACGTCCGCCTTGATTTGCTTGATGTCGT